TAGATCGTCAATGTCTTTGTCAATCTCTGTTAACCACATGTAGTGTTCTTCGACAGACTTTTTCATATCAGCAATGTCACGAGCCATGTTGACTTCGTCTTCTACTGCCATCTTGCTTGTTAGTTCACTTACTTGTCCTTTGAGTGTTTCTATTGTTTGAGCTTGTTGTGCTGTCCACCATACAAATGCACTTACTTGCATGACGATTGCAACAACAACTCCTATACCAAATTTCATATTCATTTGCTACCTCCAATGTATCCGCCAATGACACCTATCAGTCCAGTAACACTCATTTTCATAAGTGTAATAACACTTTCATCAACTGGTCTGTTTTCTTCTAGTGCTACTATATAATCACCTATAATAATAACACCTAATAGTGCTAACACACCAGTTGTTATTAGTAGTACTACAATATCTTTAAAGTTTTTAATCATTTTCCTTGTCCTCTATATGCTTTATAAGAACGTCGCTTATGCTTGTTCATACTGCTTGTTTTTATACTAGACTTATTACCACCAATAGAAGTTTTTTTAAACTTTGGCTCGTGAATACTCATATTTGTAAAATTAACTTTTGCCATAACGGACCTCCCAATCTGTTATAGTAGTATTTATTGATTTTTTAGTTTTTAAGGAGTGTATTGTAATGATGTAGACGCTGTCTTAGAAGCTCTCGTTTCATCTCGTCAGATTCTTTTTTAAGATCTTCTATTATCTGCTTGCGAATATCACGCGGAGATTGCTGTTTGCGATTAGTTTTTCTTTTCATTATTGTAAGTGGGGGAGTTAAATTCCTCCCCCATAGTATCTAATTTACCAATTGTTAGTAGACTTGGTGTTATTATGTGCAAGTATCTTGCCAGTGTTAACACCTTGCTTAACAACATAGCCTGAAGTACCATTGCCATTTATTTCAACCTCTCCTCGAGATTTCCATAGCGTTTGTAACTTCTTTTTACGTAGTTGTTGCTCGCTATACTGCTTGAGCATATATGAGTGTCTTTGCATATCACCCTCCTTTGCTAAAAGTTAGGTGCGTTCCTTCAGCTTACGCCTACTTCCATGCTATTGCACGAACGATATAGTATTTAGTCAAAAAAATAGGCTCAATGTGTTAACAAGAGCCTATTTAATTAGTATATACTAAGCTATTGATAAGTTTACAGCACTAGGACCTTTTGGGCCATCTTGTGTGTCAAACATAATCTTATCGCCTTCATTCAACGAATGTAAGCCTGCGGCTTCTAATGCTGAAATGTGTACGAAGATATCTTTATCTTCACACGCGATAAATCCAAAGCCTTTAGTGGCGTTGAACCATTTTACTGTTCCTTGATTACTCATATTTTTCCTTATTAGTGTTTATATTTGAGGAAGTTTGTATCTAATATTAGGGCGGGAGGTTGTTATGTCTTCTGCGTCTTGTTCTTATTACTGTCTTGTCTCAATAGTATTTAGTCAATAAAAAAGGCCCCGAAGGGCCTTTTGTGGTATTATAAAAAAATTTAGAACTTGTATTTGATAGATGCTTTTAAAGAATCATCATTTTCAGTGATCACACCAGTACCTAAGTTCTGGCTCTCTGTCATGTGATAGTAAACACCCATTTCAACTGGACCTTGTGTGTAAACAGCACTTAGATAGTCACCGTTTGTACCAAGATCATCATTTTCTACTCTATGGAAGCCTAACTGCACTTCGTCAGTTAAACCATACATAATGCCGTAGTCCATTCTGTCTTCTTTGGTGTATGTGCCTGTGTTTTTGTCGTCCCACATTTCTACACCAAGTACAACTGGAATGTCCCAACGATATAGGCTTGTACCAATTGCCCAACCCTGTTGATTGTTGTCTGAGTCTGTGATACCATCTTTATCACCTACCTGCATATATGACACTTCTGCATAGCCCATTAGGCTTGCTGTCACACCTGCGTACAGTGTTTCAGTGTTTGCATCATAAGCAATAGAACCACCAACTGGAAGATCTCTGCCTAATGAATGGGTATCAAAATCAAATTCATTGTTGTTGTTCCAACCACCAAATGTAATAACCATTTTTTCGTTATGATCAATTCTTGAGTTTGATTCTGTGATAATTAGCGGCACACCAATCTTAGGAGTTTTTGCAAAACCTAAACGCTGTGCATCAGTTTCTCCAAGATAAATTCTTGTGTTTTCACCTATACCTAAACCTAACTGTTTTTCAACAATAGTATTGTTTAGAGTTGTGTCTAATGAGTAGTGTGAATCAAATCTTGCACTACCACCTGCCCATGTAACTGGACCTGCATCAATATCACTTTGTAGTCCTGTGATAATTTCTGCTCTGCTGTCAATGTCACTTGTGTATGTGTCGTCATCATAATAGATTTCTAACTCACCGTTGACAAATAGACCCGCAGGAAGGCTTGGAGCCTTTGCTTCAAGATCTGAAACTCTTTGTTCCAGAGTCTTTTCTTCTGCTGTCGCTGGTGCACCAAATGCAATCAAAGCGAGTAGCATAGACGTTAGTATAGTCTTTTTCATGTTTTAGTCTCTTTCCTTAATTTATATCGATATAAAAAAATGGCCGACATAGGTCAGCCGTATTACTTATAAGTTTTACATAATTCTAATATCGAAAGTGGTCCGTTCTGTTGCCCGGTGGACCAAGCCGCGAAGTTGCAGGTTATTAAGCTGCAAGTAGTTCACGATCCATAGACATGTCTAAAGATGTGAACGCTTCAGGTGCAAAGTTTTCGTTTGCATTTATAGTTTTGGACAGTGTAACATAAGTCTCCTTATGTATCGATCGTTCCTTATCGGTAATCTCTTTCATCCTTAACAAGCCAGTCGATCCTAGTTCAGGCCCATCATAAGCACTCTGTTTAGTTCTTGCGATCCACCCTCGTCAGGTTGGGATAGAGTGCTTATGGTGGACCTGCGGGGTACCGCCCCCCGGTCCTGCTCTTGTGACATACGATGCTGTCAACAATTACGCTGTATTTATAACATGGAAATTAGGCTTTGTCAACCTTTGATTGTTCATACTTCATCATAAGAGCTGACAGGTGATCTGATTTACATAGCCAGCCATTTTGGTCTACAATAAAAACATCACCGGGTTTGTATAGAAAATGGTCTTTAGGTGTTCCGTCTTTTGAAACTCCCATAACTTCACCTTCCCAATCTCCTAAGACTTTGAAGTGTGGACCTGCTTGATTGATAGTGTAGTCTACCCACATCATAATAAGTACTCCTCTTTAAATGCGTACTTTATATTTAGTAGATAAAGATTAAACCTAATCCGTGGTTTTGTATAGCGTTAAGAATAATAGCAAGACAGGTTAGGATGTGTAGGATTATCCAAGCAGTCCTAATCATCGCTACCCTGTCTGCTTTTTTGTCGTCGTTGTATGCTTTATGGCCAATGGCCTTGCACCACAACTCCCACATTACATTGCGTTCTTTTTCTCTTGAACTTCTTTTCTGCGTTCTTTGGTAAGTTTACCTAGATCGCCTAGAGCTTTGCGGGCTCTTGTTGCTGCAGCCTTTACACCTTTTGAATCAAATGCCTCTGATTCAGCGATGTAATTATTAAAGGCCTGTACGATTTGATCGTGTAATGTCATAACATTCTCCTTTATTATTTTATATTATAGTATGGTTTTGTAGTATTGTCAACCATTAATCGCCGACAAATACGTCAGGACTACCTTGAGCTGTTACAGGTGCACAATGAGCGCCTGCTAATGGTGGACATAATGAATCTGGCGCCGCGCCATCAGGAGTGTGGTTAACCACAGCAATGTTGTTTATGAAAACTTTATTGCTACCAGCACTTAATGCTCCTGCGCCATGCGAGTTAGGATCTCCGTCAACACTAATTAACAAATTGTTTGCATATACATTTCCTTGTCCTGCAACTGTAGTAGTTGCACCACAAGCTCTAGCATCAGTGTCTCTGTGAATAGGAACCGTCATTATATTTTTATCCCGGTGGTTTGTTCTGTATATTGACTTGCTAGTCCCTTTTCAGTTTTAAGGATACAAATAAAACTTGTTTTACTAATGTTAAATTTTGAATCAGGTGTTACACTAAACATAAAAGGAGCCAGGCCGAGACCTTTTTGTCCTGCAACAAGGACCATAGGCTTGTGTAGTGTTATATTTGTATCACTTTCTTCTTCCAGTCGAGCTACTACTTCTTCTCCTGAATTTAATTTAACACTTACAGTGTCACCTATTTTATAGGGTACTTCAACTAACATTATAATGTATGCCCCGATCCTGTATAGTTTGTATCTTCAACATAGGAAATGAACTGTTCATAACCTCCTACATTTTTACTAAAAACTTTTATCTGCGGAAAAGTTCTTGCACCAGGAAAGGTTTCAAAAACCTGTTCTCTGGTAAAATCTTTGTCCAGTTCTTTATAAGTGTATTTGTATCCTCTTGTTTCACAAAACTGCTTTGCTTTTAAGCAACTTGGACACATAGGTTTCCCCCATATTTCTATCATAAACTAAATCCTTTAAGTTTGTTTTTATCAACGTCTTGTTTGATGCCGCCGATGATGTACGACTCTACCTCTGTTTCTTGTGGTGCTACTTGCAGTCCTGAACTTGACAACCAATGTTGTGTCCAAGGCAGAGGATTTGTGTTAACAGGAGCATCAAAAATAGCATTGTATCCTAATGCTTTCAAACGTCTGTTAGCAATATATTCAACATATTGATTTAACAAAGTAGCATTTAAACCAATCATTGATCCATCTTTAAACAAGTATTCTGCCCAAGCCTTTTCTTCAGCGACACAGGTTCGCCACATATCATAAACTTCCTTTTCACAGTCCTTTGCAATCTTAGCCATCTCTGGATCGTCTTTACCCTGCATCCAATTTTTAAGAATGTGTGTGCTAAGTGCAAGATGTTGTGCTTCATCTCTAGCAATTAGTGAAATAATCTTTGCTGAACCTTCCATAAGTTTTAATTCACCAAAACCAAATGTACAAGCAAATGACACGTAGAAACGTAATCCTTCGAGAATGTTTACATTCATCATTGCTAGGAATAATTTTTTCTTAACATCTGCTAAACTACCTTTGCCTTTATGGAAATATAAATCGCTTGCTTCTGTAAAAGAATCATAATTTTTTGTTACACTAACAGCACGTTCAATAATCTTTTCGTCATCTAAAATAGTATCAAACACTTCGGCAGGGTCTGCATATACATTTTTCATAATATGTGTATATGAACGACTATGAATAGTTTCAAAGAAATCCCAAGTAACAATACAACCTTCTAGCTCAGGCAGTGATACATGTGGTAAGAAAGCCAAACAAGGTCCACGACCTTGAACACTATCTAGCAGTGTTTGATACTTTAGGTTAGCAGTAAAGATATGCTTTTGTTCTGAACGAAAGTTTTGAAAGTCTGCTCTGTCTTTCTGTAAACTTACTTCTTCTGGTCTCCAAAAATAACCAAGCATTGTTTGATTTAATTTATCAAACACAGGGAACTTAAATACGTCATATCTTTGGGTATTTTGATCTGCTCCGAAGAACATATTTTGTTTTGTGAAGTCCACTTTATCTCTATTGAATACTGTCTTAGCCATTTTTCTGATTCCTCTATAATCTCTTTCTTACTTTAACACAAGTTACTACTTATGTCAAATATTAAATTGCACAAGCATCACAGGCTTCTTCGTCCAAAACTTCTTGCTGAACTGGTGTTACTTGTGGTTCTTGTATTTTTTCATCTGTAACATCATCATCAGTTTTATAATCATATGTGTTCTGATAATATGATGTTTTCCATCCATATTTGTAAGTGTTAAGCATATCCTGCATCATAACACTCATAGGCACTTCATTGTTTTCATACTGTGTTGGATTGTAACTCCAGTTGCCGCTGATAGCTTGATCAAAGAATTTTTGCATCATAGCTACAATCTTGATATAACCTTCGTTGCTAGGCATGTCCCACAACAAGGTGTAGTATTGTTTAAGGCTTTGATATTGTGGAACAATCTGCTTAAGAGGCCCCTTCTTGCTTTTCTTAACGGACAAGTATCCTCTAGGTGGTTCAATTCCGTTTGTGGCATTTGACACAACGCTTGAGCTCTCCGATGGCATTTGTGCGGACAATGTTGAGTGCCGTAGTCCGTGTTTCTTGATAGATGCTCGTAAAGATTTCCAATCATAATTTAATTTATTCTCCACAATGCTATCAATATCTTTTTTGTATGTATCAATAGGAAGTATGCCCTCGCTGTATTTAGTGCGATTGAAATATTCACAAGCACCACGCTCTATGGCAAGATTGTTCGATGCTTTTAACAAATAGTATTGGAACGCTTCTGATAAATCATGCACTAGTTTCCAGGCTCCTGCATCATCATAGTAAACCTTATTTTTTGCTAGATAGTGTGCTA